GCGAGGATCGTGCTATGGACTCGCTCGTCGACCGCATCAACGCGGCTGCAGCCGGCATCAAATCCGCTCCCCGCGGGTTTGAATCTCGGCTACCGCCGGCCGTCCGCGAGCAGCTCCTAGAGATCCGCCGGCAGTGGCAGTCGGGTGAGCTGCAAGTGTCTGCGTGCTGGCTTGCCGATCAGATCGTCGCCATGGCGGCGGCGGATGGATTCCCGGTGTGCGGTCGCCAAGGGCTGCGGCAATGGCTGACAAGGAAAGACTGATCGACCGGGTGCGATCGGCGGCCCCGCCGCCGGCTCCAGCCGCCGACGCTGAGCAAGTCACGAAACGCCAGGACGGCGACGTGCTCGAGGCCAGGTCTACGTCGCGGACGATCCGCACGGTTGAGGATTTGCTGCGACACATTGAAGCGGACCTCGACCGCTACGAGGTCGCGGCGAGTGAAGCGACCAAGTGGGAGAGTGCCAGCGTCGATCGAAATACCGGGCAGCCGGTGGTGACCGAGTTGTTCCGGGTGTTCGTGCGACTCAAGCCGAAGCCCGGCCCCGGCGTCCGCGAGTGCGTCGAAGCGATGATTGCGGCGGCGTCCGATAGCCTGCGTGTCCGTGGTTCGCGAATCGCGGACAAGCCGTCCCGCAAAGGGGCTTGGGCCGTGCTCGTCGTGGCCGATACGCATTTCGGCAAATACTGCTGGGAGAAAACGACCGGCGAAGCCGACTACGACCTGGACATCGCCGCGAAGCTGGTGGATGAGTCTGCCGGCGAGCTGCTGGCGATCGCCGCCACCTACAAACCGGGCCGCATGACGGTCGGGATGCTTGGCGATCTCTTTCACTATGACCGTCCGGACGGCAGCACCACCAGCGGCACACCGCTGGAGCGTGACGGCCGGCTGCAGAAGATGATCGAAGTCGGCACCGACTCGCTCATCGGCGTCATCGACAACGCGGCCGGCGTCGGACTGGCGGACGTTGTGGTGGTCAACGGAAACCATGATGAGACTTTGACGTGGGCACTGCATCGGCTCCTCGTTGAACGCTACCAGGCCCGTGGGCGGGTGACGATCGACGAGAAGTTCACGCCGCGGAAGTACCTCGATCACGGCCGCAACCTCCTCGGGTTCGTTCACGGTCACCGGGCGAAGCGGAAGCTCCCGCAGCTCATGGCGATCGAGGCCGCGAAGGCGTGGGCACGCTGCCCGTACCGCGAGATCCATACCGGGCACCTCCACCACCAGGCCGCGGAGTGGTCGCGGCCGATTGAGACCCTCGATGGTGTGCTGGTTCGCGTTGCCCCGTCCCTCGGGCCGGCGGACGACTATCACGCGGTCAACGGCTGGCTGGGCCAACGGCGGGCGATGGAGTTGTTCATCTACGACGAAGCCGGAGGGCTAGTCGCCATGCACGTCGCCGGCCCACGGCTGGAGGTGCCGTCGTGAGCGAACCGCTGACTGAGGAATACATCGCGACGGTCGTGCGTGACGCCCGTCGCTATCAAGGGCAGTGGACCGGAACAGCGGGCACGTTGGCGGCCCACTGCATGAGACTCGTAAGAGAAAGGGAACGGATGCTGGAGGCAACAAGGTCGAGCGGCGTGGCAGACGGTGCGGCGAGTGCGGCGGCAATCTCGGCGGCGTGGGAGAAATACAAGCGGGACCAGATAGCACCGGACGGCGAGCCGATCACCCGGCGGGTTTACGGTGCCAGCGGCGATCGGCCGGAGCCGGATCAGACTCCCGCCGAGCAGTTGTGCTCAAGGACCGCCGAAGTCATCCGCGACCGTCGCCCGAAGTACGGCGGGCCGAAGCATCACTTCGCCAGGACCATCGGGATGGTCAATGCGGCGTTCGCCGACGTGCTCAAGCGACCGCTCACCGAAGCGGATTGGGCCACGATCATGATCCTCGACAAGATCGCCAGGTTCCGGGGGCCGAATGCCACGGTCGACGGCCCGGTCGACATCGCCGGATATGCCGCGTGCCTCTACGAAGTCATGGACCGAGAGGGCCAGTGAACACCCGTACAATGGTGGTAGAGGGCACTGCATGACCGACTCGTTGTTTCGATCGACCGCCAGGGGCCGAGAGCCGCTGGCGTCGGCCAGCGATGCCGGCGAGCACGTCCACTACGAACCGTCCCGGCGTGTTGGGATCGGGGCGATCACGAGTCGGAAGCCATCGGGCCGCACGCCACTGACGTTTTTTGAGTTTCTCGCCATCCGGGCGGGGCTAACGCTCGCCGAAGCAAAACGACTCCACGCGCAAGGGAAGATCCACTGATGCCCAATACGCTTTCAGTTTCCGGAAACACTCGGCTGGCGTGGACTCTGTCCGAGAGCCAGAGCATCGGGTCGGCGTCGAGGTCGGTGGAGCAGCGGTCGTCGCGCTCGATCACCAACGGGACCGGGCCGAATCAGGCAAACGTGGCGATCACCGACACGGTGAGCGTGACCGGAACGAGTACGACGAACGTCGACCTCGCTGAGTATCGCGACACATCCTTTGGGTACGACGGCTTTATTTCATTCACCGCAATCAAAGAAGTTCTGGTGAACGTGGCGACCGGTCCAACCGGTGGGAATCTGACTGTCGGAATCCCGACGGGAGTCACTGGCGTCCGCATGAATGTCGGATCGCAAATGCACCTCGCCGACTATACCGATGGGCTTGCAGTCGGAGCTTCGTTTTCTGGAATCACGCTGAAATCGAACGTCACCGGCACCTACTCCGTCGGCGTGACGGTGATTGGCATCGGCTCGTATGGAAACATTTACTAACCATGGCAAACACACTTTCGGTGGCTGGGGCAACTCGCGTCGCTTGGTCGCTGGCTGACGACGGCGGTTCATCTAAGTCTGACACGCAATCGTCTAGCCGGTCGATCACAACCGGCACTGGGCCAAACCAGGCCAACGTCGCGTGGTCGGAGACTTTCGCGACCACCGGGATAGGAAGCGTAACGTGGGGCACGCTGAGTCTCCCGGTTTCGGCGTTCGGCCCTACTGGGTCCGCACAAGTCACGACCCTCAAGGAAGTGCTGGTTGCCGTCTCGACCGGGCCGACTGGAGGGTACGTCGAGTTCGGGGCACCTACCGGAATGACTGGTGTGCGAATCAACGTCGGCGGGCAGTTTCATTTTGCCGACTACCTCTCCGGCATTTCGACCGCCACCGGGTCGTTTTCGGTCGCCAATGGCATCACTGGAACCTATGCCGGTCAGATCACCGTAGTCGGGAACGGCACATACGCATAGCCATGATCGCAGAAGCACCGGCCGCGGCTGCGGCCAACACCCCCGGCGGCGTTCTCGTGAAACTCCATGCGTTCGTCGAGTCGGCGAAGTCTGCCGCTGCTGACGGGCTGACGTGGTCGGAGTTCGGCGAGCTGCTGGTCGCGTTCCTGCGGATGGCCGTCTCCCTCTATGACGACGTGGTCGGCATGACGGGCGAGGAGAAGAAGGCCGCGGTGCTCGACGGCGTGGCTGCCCTCTTCGACGCGGTGGCCGACCGATGCGTGCCGCTGGTTCTCTGGCCGCTATGGGGGCTAGTTCGCGGGCCCGTCCGGCTCCTGGTTCTCGCCCTCGCGTCCGGGGCGATCGAGCAACTCCTACCACTCGTGAGGCTCGCATGATTCCTGTGCTTCTCATAATCGCAGCGGTGGCAGCCTGGGGCTGGCCTCACCTCCAGCCGTTGGCCGAGAAGGCCAGGGCCGCCGCCGCCAAACTCACGCCCCGCCACTACGCCGGCATCGCCCTGGTGGCCGCGGCCGTGGCGTATGGTCTCGGGCCGTCGGAGTCTCCCGCCCCCGGCCCGACTCCCGCCCCCGACGCCGGCCCGCTGTCGTTGGCCGGATTGTTCGCCGGAGAGACAGCCAGTGAGGACGCGGCACTCATCGGTGCCATGTGTTCGGAGCTGGCAGACGAGATCGAGTTTTCGTCCGGACACCCCGACGGCTACCTGTCCACCGGCATCGCCGTGGACGAGCTGCGGAAACGGACGAGGATCCTGCGATGCCGGGGTATTTCGATTGGCGACCGGCAGCCGGCAGCACGGGACGCGATCGCCAAGTACCTCGAAGACGCCGTGGGCACCGACGGCGGGCCGCTGACGCCAGAGCAGCGGACGGCGTGGGTTGTGGCTTATCGCGATCTCGGGAGGGCCGCTAGTGACGCAGCCAAGTGATAGCGGTCGGTGGACGTTCTCTGCTCTCGCGTTCGTGTGCGTGTGTGCCGTGCTCTACACGATCACGTCTCGCTACGTCGGCCGGTTGGCCGACCGGCTGGAGGGCAACTACGGTTACGTCCGCGACCAGGAAGGCACCCGTGAGTTCCTTCGCGAGTTGGATCAACCGCTATTCCGCCAGGCCGGGGCCGAGGTCATCGCCGGAGCCAAGGGGAAGGACGCTTACCTCTATCGGTTTGCCGACCGATGCCACCGGCAGAAGTACGGCAAGCCGTTCGGGCCGTGGAACCAGGGCAGTGCCGGGACGTGCGTGTCGTTCGGCTGGGCTATGGGTTCGTACATCGGCCAGTGTGTCGATCACGTCGCTGGCGGGTTGGCTGAATGCCCGCTGATCGTGGCGACCGAGCCAATCTATGGGGGCTCGAGGACCGCCGGCCGGATGCCGCCGGTCACCAATGCCGGGTTCTCCGACGGCTCCTACGGCGGTGCTGCGGCCCGCTGGGTGTCTGGACGGTGTAAGGACCAGACAATCGGCGGGATCCTCTATCGCCAGGTCTACGGCGACATCGACCTCACGACCTACTCAATCGACCGCTCCCGGCAGTGGGGTGCATACGGAGTGCCGTCGTCGCTCGCGAAGCTGGCCCGCGATCACACTGCCCGTGCCGTTGCTCTCTGCGAGGATTGGGAGTCGCTGACGGCGGCGCTCGAGTCCGGCATGTGCGTGCCGATCTGTTCCAACGTCGGATTCGCGTCCGGCGATCGTGATGCAGATGGATTCTGCAAAAGGGCTTCGACCTGGAATCATTGCATGGTGGCGTGCTCTTTGAAGTACGCGAAGAACAACGGGCCAGGTTCCGCAACCCCGATGAAGAATCCACGCGACGGGATCCTCATCTTGAATAGCTGGGGCTCGTATGTCGGTGGCGGCAAGCATCCATCCGATCAGCCGGATGGCTCGTTTTGGATTTCCCGCCAGGACGCGGAAGCCATCCTCGCCCAAGGCGATTCCTTCGTCATCGGTTCGGTCGACGGCTTCAAGTACCGCGACCTCGATCACGCCGGCTGGCTGCAGCCGGCCCCGGCCCCGACCGACGCGGCGAAGTCGCCGTCCGTCAATCACTACCTCGCCCTGTGAGTGTTGTCATGACCAAACGCGGCATCGTTCTCTCATGTCTCGGCTGTCTCGTGGCCGGTTATCTGGCCGCCAGTGTGCCAGGCTTCGACCCGGTGAATCC